CAGCATCTGGCATGATTGGGATAATCATGTTAGCAGAAGTCATAGCAATTTCTCTAAATAGAGGTGCTAAAACTAGCTCGTTTTGAATATCTCTTTCAATGTTTGTTGAAACGATTTGCTCAAAGTCTGCACTAGATACTTGTACACCTGAATGTTGGTTTACTTTTTCCATTACACCTTTTGAGTACTCATTGTCCCATCCTTTCCCAGTAGCTAAACCAGCAAATTTTGCATCAATGATGTCGTTTTCGAATTCCTTCTTCCAGTCGCCGTTTCCTTGTCTATCAGCGAAATGTCTTTTGGACTCACGAATACTCATGATTTCCTCTGACTTTTCAGCTAATTGCTTTTCAAGTGAATCAACAACGGTTTTTAGGTCTTCATTCTTTTCATTGACTCTAGTTTCTAGGTCGTTCATTAGCTTTTCAGCTCCTGTCAAACCAGCTTCCACTATAGTCTTTGTTTCTTCCTGTTTAGCTTCTTGAGCAGCTTTTTCTTCAGCTTCTACTTGAGCTTGCTTTTCAGCCTGCTCTTGTATTTGCTTTTCTTCTGCTGCCTTTGTTTCGGCTTGCTTCATTGCAATTTTAGCTGCAGTATCCTCTGCAACTTTTTTAGCAAATGCTTCAAGGTCGATTGAAGTTTCAGGAGATTTTTTCTCTTCTGACATATCAGTCTCCGTTGATGAGGATTTCTCCTCGCTTGGCTGCTCAATTTTAACAGCGTCTGCTGCTGCGGTTGAGTTAGCCTGTAAAATTTCTTTCTGGTAGCTTCTGTATTCTTCCATAGAATCAAATGATTTTGCTAATCCAAAGGTTGCCCCTTGGTTGCAAGGCACTGAGACTACTGAAACTTCGAAAAGCTCCGCGTCCTTTATTTTATATCCGTCGGTTTCAGTCATATATTCAGAATCCTTGCATCTAAAACCTACGGAAAACGCTCCAAGGACTCCATCTTTAACTAGTTGGGTTATATCACCAGCGGCTTTTGATATTTTTGCAGTAATATCTAAACCTTTATCTGTGACTTCTAAACCAGTGGCTCTGCCGATTGGTTTGTTGTAGTCATGGTTAAATAGAATGATAGGATTACCTTTAAAGTTCTCCAATCCGCCTTTCATCCATGCCTCAGTCTCGATAATATCTCCAGCTCTATCTAGTCCGTTTGTACTTGCAGAACCTTTTATATTAACTCCGCCATCATCAGTTTCACCTAATGATTTAAAAGTGCTAGTCCAGTGATATATCTTTTCGTTATTTTTTGACATCTTTAACTTCCTTTTTTACAGGTGTTTTCTTCTTTGGTGCAGGTTTCTTAACTTCCTTTACCTCTGGTTTAACAACTGCTACTTGGACAGGATATCTTTTCTTAACAACTGATAGTACTCTATTCCAAGAACCAAATGCTCTTCTTAGAAGATAGTCCTTAACAGGTACATCGTTGCCAAAACCTTTATATGTGGCTAAATCCATTTCACCGCCATTTTTGGCCATGAAATCTGACAAAGCCTTTACCATCATGTCTTTTGTCATTATTGCTCCTCGCTTGGTGGGGTCTCTTGTGGCCTACCACCTTCTTCGGGATTTGCGGCTGAACCTGCGATATTCGCAGGAACTCTTGGTTGATCAAATCCTGAGATTTCTTCAAGTCTTAATGCCTCCCTCGCTTCGTTCGGTGTCATAATACCTGAGTTCACAAGTGTAGCATAATAGCTTGCTTGGTCTCTTAGCTCTGGTTGAAGTGCTGGAATTCCAGACACATTCTCGTCAAGTTTGAAACCGAAGTATCTCTCGAAAGCATACCTAATCTTATTAGTGATTGGTAGTATGGTTTCTAAATAATATAATCTATGGTTTGGTCGTAAATTTGCATTATTACCGCTATCCATCAAAATTGGTGGCACACCTAACGCTTTAAGTATTATCTTTTCATTAGTGGCTATGCCTTCTTGAAAGTCTAAGTTCTTAAAGTTTATTTCTGTTAGATTTTCCACTTCCAGACCACCGTCTAAAAATAGTGGCCGTCTTCCACCAGACTGTGGATTGTATCTAGCAACCCAAGCCTGTAACATTCTCTCTTTAATTTTCTCCGAGAGTGTGTTCGGTGATTTTAGTACCAATCCTGGTACTGCTCCATTTTTGAAGAAGTTATCCTGGAATCTCCTCATGCTTGATAGTAACTGCATAGTTCTAAAAGCAGGTTTGAGTCTAGGTACTCCTCTATAAATAGAGTTAAAACTGTTTTCTTTGATATGTATGATTTCGCTTGGACTATAATCTATACTGTGGTCATAAGTATATTTTTCTACATAAGTCCTTTCATCACTGTGTATAGTCATGTGTTCGGCTGGAAGATGATACAGATGTGCACCATCAAAATATACAAAGATATTTCCATCAATCAGTAAGTCTATCAAAAGATTTCTTTTAAATGTGCTTACATCTTGAAATGGATTAGGCTCTTTGTTTAGTAGTAAGTCGACTCTAGTTCTTCTTATATCTTTCTTTATAGGTTGTATACCTTGTATCTTTTCGCCCACATCATATGGTACTTCAGCTGAATCATCCACAATCATGTTGACCGCTCTGTTTACCACTTCTAATGTTTCGTAGGCTTGTCGATAGTTTATAACATTTTCACGGCTGTCAATAGTCATTCCCTCGTCACGGGAAATCACATATTGTGCAGGGTTTTCTTTTTCTTCCCTGTTAATGCCTAAAAATCTATCGTACCATGCCATATTTTTGTCTCTGTATATCCACCCAATGTTGTTGTTTCTTTGCTGTTAATAACTTTGGTCTCTTTCCGTATATGTTATGCAGTTTGAGGTGGTGCATATGACATAAAGTAACAGCTTGGTTATAAACTTCGTCTTCGTATTCTTTTATGAATTGTTCACGAAGTGCTAGTATTTCTTCCTCTGTCTCAATGGTGATGTTTCTTTGTTTCATCCACCATTCAAGTAATTCAGTTAGTCCGTTATAGTGATGAAAGTCCAGGTTTTCTGTACTTCCGCAAATGTAACATTCCGTCTCTTTTTTATATTTAGACTTGGCCTTGTCACGAACATATTTAACTAAATCTCTTTTTAAAGTCATAAACCTACTTGTATATAAGAATTGTAACAAAAATTTTAGCTCATGTCAAGAACTATTTTTGATAGGTATAATTAAAAGGTAGTCGCACTTGTCTCAAACGAATAGAGTGCATATCGAATCGCGTCCGCCATGTGAGATGCATAATTATGTTTAGGTTTTTCTTTTAACAGATTCGGATTTGGATCCCACTGATATTGGTCTAAACAGAGTAATGATTCTTTACATCCTTGATGAACGAAAAGTTGATCGTTATCTACAATACCAGCTACTGCACCAATGCCATCTAGTACTGACTTTTTCGCATTGATAGTAGTAATATCATAGTTCTGCGCAAAGTCAAATCTTGTTTGCTGAGCTGCTGAATCAATGTAAATATAATCTATATCCCACTTGTCTATTAGTTTCTTTATTTGTACTGCATGTTGTTCGGTAGTCCTTTCACTATCTAAGTATTCATCTACTAAGTAGTATTTCTCGGAGTCCCAATCATACGCAATCACACAGAAAGCTGTAGGGTCTTTGTACCCGACATCCATTCCTGCAAAGATATCCATTCTTCTAGTTTCTAGTTCAGATAAATCTGCAATCTGTGTTTCATGGTTAAATGCCCATACCTGACCTTCAAAGACATTGAAGTCAGCCATGTATTCTTGGTTAAATTCTGCTTCGGACATAGTTTTTCTTGCTTCTGCTATGTCTTGTTCAGAAAGTCTCGGATTCTCGTGGTAAGTTGCTCGGACTGACGCCCACTCTGGAAACTCATCGCTAAATCCTCTGTGCCAAAACTCTGCAAACCAATTATTTCTACCCCGTGGGGTTGAGATAAATATAGCTTTAGAGTTTTCTTTATCTAGTGTAGGTCTTAGTGCTACATTGAAAGCATCTCTGCCGTCAACGAGAGCAGCCTCATCGAATATGATAAGGTCGTAACTTCTACCTACAACAGAGTCTACCTGGTTAACAGAACCCATACGAATCGTTGAGCCGTTTGAAAGTTCAATAACTTTATCTTTTGCATTATCTCTAGTAACTTCTAAATCAAAGTGCTTAATTAGTTGTCTTTGTAAGTCAAATGAGATTTGAGATAAAGAGTAGTTAGGCGACATAAGTAAAACATTAGAACCTGGTACTAATGTAATTAACTGTCCTATGATATTTGCAATATAGGTTTTGCCCTGCCTACGAGAAATGGCAGCACATACAAATCTATATTTGGGGTTGTTTATAGCGTTGATCAACGCTGTTTGTGATGAATTAGGCTGAACGCCTAGTAAGTCCATGTAACCATCAATAGGTAGCTTTATAAATTTTCTTTCGTCAAAGTTCATTAGTTCATCACTAACGACATCTTTTCTACTAATAGTTATCAATGTATGGTCTCGTTAAAGAATGTTAATAGATCATCGTCCTCGTCTAAGAGTCCGGCTTGTAATGCTTTTTCATATAGGTATAAGAAGGAGGCTGACATTTGTTTTAAGTTTTTCTCTTGTGCTGAGAGTTGTCGTTTGTCCGACATCTCCAGCATTTTTGCTAAAAAGTTGTGTGCGTGGACTTGACTTTCGTCTAACCACATTTTTCTACCATCAATTGTTGGTACTGCCATTATCTTCTCCTTCTTCGTTTAATACCTTTCACATGTTTCTGACTTCTAGGTGGACGTTTCTTAGAACCTCCCTTACCTGCCCAAAACACTTTGTTTGCCCAGTAAGCTGCAGAAGATTTACCTTTACGGATGTTTCTGCCATGTCTGGCTTTGAAACTCTTCCTTGCTGCTGCGCTATAATTATGACCCATCCCTTGTGCTCCGAATCTAATTATTTTTATTTTACCACCAACTCGTACAGCAACAACTGCTTTCTTAGTTTTGTGGTTGGGTGTTCTTTTTGGTTTGTTCAAACCAGAGAGTCCTGCCCTTTTTAATCGAGCTTTCTCTGCTGCTGTTAATGCCATGTTAGTCTCTGAAATTCCAAAATACTAGTGCGTATCTTGTTCCTTTGGTTACTTTGTCTACACCATGCCACCACTTATCTTTTATTTCTAAACCATCTTGTGGGAACTGTATAGCTTGACCAACTTTTTGTTCTAAAGGTTGCTCTCCATTCTTGCCGAGTGAAAGCTGACCGCCTTCATAATCATCATTCAAAGGAATAATAACAATATCTTTTGCAGTTTTGTTAGTTCCTTCTTTCCAATAATTACTTTGGCACATCCACATACTATCTCTATGAGGGTTGGTATAATCTCCTTCCCCGTACTTCATTACTTTACTTCTGTAGACAGGTAAACCGTCCCAAGTATCAAAGCAACTAAATTCAGATTGTTGTACGCTTCTTCCTCTACCACCTTTTGTGAGAACGACAGTATTTGCTTCAAGCTCATCTTTTGTCATGTGCTGTGCATCAACGCCAAAGTTTAAATCTCTTTTGTATACATCATTTTCCCACTCGTCAATAGAATTAATAATCTGTTGACAGTGTTCTTTTGATAGTGCGTTCTCAGTATATTTTAACATTATCTTCCTCGTCTAGGTAGTATTCTTCCTGCTGATCTTTTACCGAATCTTGCTCTTTTTGGATTAACAGTCTTCCCAAATCTTGGGCCGATTCCTTTAGGTGCTGAACCATAAAACCCTGCTGCACTAGACATCGGGCTTTTTGTATTAACAAAAGTACCTGCTGCTGCATTTAAGTCTCTGGTTAGTCCTCTTTTTAGTTTATGTTTACGGATCTTCTGAGTACCGTGTACACCAGTAGGGCCGCTTAAAAATGAACCAGTTCTAG